CTGGGAAGACTTACCGTAATAGCCAGGTACATCAGCCTTCCGTGATCTGCTGGAATCCACAGCATCCGATAGATGCGGAAAATTCCTAAGGAGACCACGTACATGCTGATTGGAGACACGATCAGATGCCTCGCTCAAATCGAGCGTAGCGAGTTTCCCATCACGGGACCCTCGTTCTGCCATCCTCTGATTAGGAGTCTGGTCAGAATATCTGATGAGCCAACGGGAGATGTCATCCTTCCGAATGGCTTCCTCGATAGCACGTCGAACCGCCTGCTGTGCATACTGCATCGCAGTTGGCTCGATCGCGATAATTCGGGGTGTCTTCAGCGTTTTAGGAACAGTAACGACCCTTACAGGCCGTTCGTTCCGGGGCTCGAGATAGTTGAGAGGGTTGAGGTCGAGAAAATTAACCTCATTGGTAGACAAGTAAACCCAAGATGGGAAGCTCGTCTCCAACCTGGATGGCCACTCGATCTGATTCCACTTCTGGTTACCCAGAAGTCGATCAGCAGTGGAGCCAGGACCATGTTGCGGAATCAGGTTCTGATAGTAGATACTTTCATCTACTTCAGAAAAGAGACCTGACCATAGCAACCGACCGATGCGAAGGAAGTCATCGAACCTATCGGGTTCGATGGACGCATCGGATTCTCTCACTATCTGCTCACACTCGATGTACTTTGCAATAGCACTGTCCACCCTTTCGGGGGAACAGTCGACGAGAATCTTGCTGAACATCAGAGTAATCTGACGAACCGCGCGAATCGCGTCGATGCTAGGTGCATCGAGCAACTTGCCCGTGTCACGGTCGAAGACAAGGCGAAGGAAACCCGAGAGAATTCTCGGGAGACCGCCTGTTCTAGAAAATCCTTGGAACAGGTCGTCGCTGACATAACCTTGGTCAAGACTTTTTTCGAAGTCCTTTCCAAAGTTAGGAAGGGTTATCGTTAAAAATGATAACCCCTCGTCTTCAACACGACTCTTGATCTTTTTGAGATCAAGAGCGGTACTCGTGCCACACAAATCCCCCATTTCTTGGAGGATTATCTGCAGGAACAGGATCAGGCTTTTCATGGCTCCCTGCTTTCAGGTGGGCCATCCTCAGCCATGTCTTGTTTTAGCTGACCCGGTTAATGAGTGGAGTATCGTATCCTGTCGAAAGACAGTAAACGATAACCACCATCACCACGATAATGATCGCAAGTCTCACCACTTGGATAAAAACAAGCAGAGAGAAAAGGTGCCTAAGAACTTTAAGCTCCTTTAAACCGCGATCATTACCATTGCTCAGTTCTCACCACCCAGAAGCTGGGTGACCTTTGCACCAGTAGAGGCCGCGAGGTACGCAACAAGTGCGTCCACAACGTCCTTTGCCTGGGCAACCGTGTAGCCAGTCGGAGGAACGTCGATAGAGCAAATCATGCTCATCGAGAACTTCTGATTGACAGACGGCGCAAAGGGATCTGCAGCAACCTTTGCATGGTTGAGGCGGATCGTGTGCCTGTTCCTACGCCCGTAGGTGTGGGAAACAGACAGTGAGACCAGTCCATCGTTGGTCTGAAACAGACCAGCGTTTGGCCCCGAGGAAACCCGGGGCATGGACTGAGCGACACTAGCAATAGTGACGCTCTGAGGATCGGCGAAAGACACAGCACTATTCCTGACTTTTTGAGGATGGTGCGAATTGGTACTCATCACACCGCCCTTAGGAGATTACCTAAGGGATCGTGCACCTGAGCCTTTTGTAAGGCCCAGGGCTGTGAGAATGGACCACTGCCGATCCGTGAAGGAATTCGGGTTCAGTCCAAAACCGTAAGGGCTAGCCTTTATACGCTGCTTACGCACAGTGTGGTAAGTAGTTGACAAAGGCCCACTCTGCTCACCCAACATTGAGGTGATACCAGGGTGGATATGGGTATCCTTGACAGTGCTTTCGCACATCAGATATCCATATCGTAGGACGAGGCTATCTTGGGCAAAGGCGTTAACGTTATG